CAAAGATTTTTGCCACTTTTCTCATTGTGTGGTCTAAAGATCCAAGTGATCCCCTTTCCAAATTTGGCTAGGGTTTTCCATGGATTAGTGACCACAATATCACCTTGTGGGGATTCAACCATTCTAGCCTGACAGAAACAAACTCTGTAAATGTTTGTCTCGGAACATCCAATATCAAGCTCTTGTCCAAGACGAATATAGTAGGCCGAGATGTTAGCACGAACGCGGTTATAATAACCTTGTTCTACTATTAATATAACATCATCGCCATCAACTCCTAACTCAAACTTGTCTATCTCTTGGGATAGACAAAAAGACCAAGCATAGAGTATACAAAGAATTGTATTGCCTATACCGGTTGTGATATCACCACTACAGACTCTATATAGGAACCGAAATTTAAGCCCCCCCCTGGTAACACCCCAATTGTGGAGTGTCAAATTCAAAAGATATTTAAGGTAAGGGCTAGAAATCAGTCTAAGATAAAGCCTGTGTGTCAATTTGAGATTTGGTAAAAGTTGGTGTGCATCATGCTTACTACCGTCCAAGCTAAAGGCAACGGGGTGGTGAAACTGAGCAAACTTCTGTTTAAGAAGTATTGCTCTTTCAACAAGGTTGAGGCCCTTAAAAGCTGGTCTAGTTTTAAACGGTAAACCTTTTGGGTCCCAATGAAGACAAGCTTTTTCAATTGGATGGATGAATGTTGCTAATTCTAGGTGAAATCTAGGCTTTCTAGGATGTATTATCCTAGGTGTAGGATCGGGTTTGGTGTATCTATCAGCCAACTCTAACTTGACGAAGGAGGTTAACATGGCATCAAGGTTAGTTAGTGGTTTCCTCTTTAATGACACTAAGGCCTTGAAATACCTCCTTCTCATAGCACCAGTATGGTGTAACACATAACTGATGCGTGATATTTTATCCACTTTGCCAAGTTGATTTGAGATGACATCTACCAGACATTCCAATTTTGGAATAAGAGTTACGTCTAGCTTTGGTACATCGAACATTACTCGGTTTCGCATACCAATAAACTCAGAATATTTACAACTCTGGAAAACTTGATAGTTTCCCAGACAAGGGTCGAGGGACATAACACTGTAGTAGAACACAGTGTGG